CAATAAAATGATTGCTGGATGGCAACCCAACGAACACGAATTCACACAAGCCATTATCGACCAGATTGCTATTCACGAATTGGGACACGCAGTTGTGGGTATGCTCTGCAAACATCACGGCAAAATGACCAAAGTTGTCATCAATTTGTCTGCCCCGAACACGCCTGCATACACCGTTTTCGAAAACACGGGTTCCAATATTGCCACGCGAGACGCCCTTTTCGAACATTTGATGATTTTACTGGCTGGACGTATTGCAGAGGAAGTCTTTTACGGCGTTTCTGTCACTACCGGTGCCATCAATGACTTTGAGGAAGCATTGAAATTAGCCCAGAAAATGGTTTGTTATTATGGTATGGGCAAAGAACTCATTTATCCTCACATTAGTGAGAAATACAAGGAGAAAGTTGATGCAGAAGTGGAACAATTGATTCATGACGCTTATGGTTATGCCGAACTTATTATTCGTAATTCCAAGGATTTGATTGAAGAAGGTGCTACTATTTTGAAGGAAGAACAATTATTGAAAGCAGACACCATGCTGGAACTTATGAACACCAAATACAAACACGTCCTTGGACTCAAAATCTAACTCGGTTTTGATAAAGAATATGTGAAATAGCATTACAATTGTAAATTTGTATATTACAATTGTAAAAATGACACGATATAGGGTTGTGTTTAGTGAGTTTTTTTGTAATTTATAATGTATCCTGTATATTCATAGATGTCTAATAGTGATAGTGATAGTGAAAGCGACCCTTCCAATAACACAGTTGATGTTTCCAATAACACCATAGATGTTTCCAATGTTGCCATCGACATTAGCTTCGTCAGTCCCCAAATTGTATCCGATTTGTCAAGTACCACCATTGATGGAGAAGGATATGAAATCAATTACGCCGAGGGTAAGGATGCCGAAGGGGATGATTTGACAAAACACACATTTGAGACCACCGACCCCGATTTATATGACCCGCAAATCGAACAAGATTTGAATAAAACCGTGGAAACCTACAATGATTTATCCGGTAATGACAGTGCTTCCAATACTGTTTTATTAGAAATCAAAGACTATGCATCTCAACTACAATGTTCGGATTTCCACGGAAAAGGTTCCATTGAAGATTATAATGAGTTGTTTTTGGCGGCGTCACGTATTGCCAACGAAGCAAAACAAATGGAATTGGATGTAAATATTGACGGTTTTAATGAGTTTGCCGATGCCGCGGACCAACTAAGTGAATTGTTTGAAGGGTTCATTTTGAAATTGGAAAGCGTAAGTGTGATTACCGATATGCAGTTCTTGAACCAAGTTCTTTCTGCATTGAAACGCATTGTCATTTTGTCAGAAACCTTTGGTCGATTCAAACAAACCATCTTTTCCACCACCACCATTCAATTGCCCCAATCCGCACAAGCAACCAAAGTAGTACTTGATGGTGTCATGTCCGAACTCAATTGCGCAATGAAATACATTGACCACTTTGTTACACCCGACGCATCAGACCCTTCATTGAATGCTACTGCTGACCTTTCACCAGAAGAAAAACACATTATACAAAAGTCGGTTGAGACCATCGACAACTGGAACACATTGTGCGAATTTGGAGTCAGCATTGCTATGTCAAACGATGAAAATATTCAGTGCATCCAGGAATACAGCACCGATTTACAAAGCAAATCATCTACTTTGATTAACGCAGCCAGTAGTTTGCGTGCCAAGTTAGCCCAATACAATATTTTACCTTAGTAACTATGTAAAAATAAAGTTGTACTCATACATAGAATTATGAATACAGTTGTGCGAAAGAGACCCAAAACANTTATTCCCACCCGGTATACGCGATTTGCATTCATATCATCCTTAAGTATATTACGTTTATCTATATGCTGCTACTACCATCAGGAATATTTATTGGGGGTCCTTCTTTCTTGGTTGTATATTACCACCAATTTACATTGGAATCGCGTCTACAAAAGAAGTGTATATTGGAAAATAGACAAATTTATGACGATCAGTTGCTTCCTATATGCAGGAGGACGTGCCTACTTTTATGACTGTGCCAGTGTATATTACTTTCGAACAATGGTCCATTTGTATGTTTTCCTACTCAATGACTTTTGGAATAAACAAACCATTTATTCTCCGTCGCGTATGGCAAAAATGTCATCCATCAAACAACATTTGCATTACATTCGTGCATGTGTCGTTCATTTTTTATTCCTTCACCTTCTTCAAACAGAAGCCGGAATCTATGTGTTGTCACAATGTAAAAGAATATAAAATATTGATGATTCATAATAGTATTAATAATAGTAGTCGCACATGGAACATCCATCCAATAGACCCAGTTGGGACGACTATTTTAAAGAAATCGTACAAGTTACCTCCAAACGATCCCCTTGTCACCGCCTACATGTCGGTTGTTTATTGGTAAAAGACAACCGCATCATTAGCCAAGGATATAATGGGTTCCTTCCTGGATGCCCTCACGAAAGCATTATACGTGATAATCACGAACAAGCCACCATTCACGCCGAACAAAACGCATTGTGTGACTGCGCTAAACGTGGGGTTTCCAGTATGGACTGTACAGCATACATTACACATTATCCTTGTTTGATTTGCACCCGGTTGCTATTAGCTTCCGGAGTCACCGAAATAAAATATATTCATGATTACAAAAATGACGACCTCGTTTCATACTTCTTGAACCAAAAAAAGGTCTCTTTACACAAAATATAATTCTTTTCTCTGATAAAAAATCTCCTGCTATGATACAACACAAAGGTTTGTTTCTGTGAAAAAGAAAAAATAAATGAATGAAAGAGACCTTTTTATGAAAAATGCGTTTCTGGCACTGCCATTCGAGCTAAAAGATATTATTATTTCTTATATTCAACCCGAGCAAAAGGTCTCCTCTTTTTACAAGTCTCATAAACAATCCTTGTGGTCCCATATGGAACACGTAAAAAGGAAAATGCACCGGATTATCTATGGTAATCGCAATGGTATGGTATTAGCCAAACTCATGATTGATGTTCTACCTTCGCAAATCCGTCATATGAACCAGTACTTTTTAAGGCGTGGATACCACTACATTGACCCAGATTACATATATAACTGGACGGATTGCTGTACGGATTACAGTATGTTTATTGTGGATATGGTGGATGAAATCGAAGACTTGGAATACTCCATACGGGGATTACAAAAGGAAGACATTACCGCGTGGGAAATAAACGTACTGAAAACGCCTATTGGAAATCACCAAATGAACCTGATTGCTTTGTCCCACATATACCATATTCTGGGTCTATGGGAATAAAGGAATAAAGGAATAGAAAATTGAAAGGTTTTTCAGTATGTATACATAGCATAACCCCCCTCGTATTCGAAACAAACAAACAATGGACATTTACACTGAAACTCCTTTATACGAAGTGAATATTGACTTCGATGAAGCTTCCCGCGAATGGAGAGCCAATAAAAAACATATAGGTAACTGCCACTATCTATATGTTTGCGGAACTATTTGCAAAAACGGCAACCCTTGTCAAAACACCGTTCAAAATGGTGATTTGTGCCACATTCATAACAAACGTCTGGCAACACAAAAAAGAGGACAAAAAAGAAAGAAAAACAGTGCTGTATAAACCATTCAAAAGAAAAAATTGTGTATAGACCACCTTTAAAATCATTCAATGGATTGGACTACACATTTGTACATGTATACACAAACAAAGAACAAACGAAAAACAAAATATATTAGTAGCGATTGTTATTTATACGATAAATGGAATATTGAGTATTCTTTTTATTGGTATGACAAATTACAATCCTTTATCCGCACCAAAAACTATTGTTATAAAGACCAACTTTTGTTTCATTTTTTATCTTCTAACACGAATGTTACATGGGAACTCGTGCAATCGATGCCATCTAAACCGTGGAACTATGCATTGTTAAGCGAGAACCCGAACATCACTTGGGAAATAGTTCAAGAAAACCCCACAAAAAACTGGGATTACAACATGTTAAGTAAGAACCCGAACATCACTTGGGAAATAGTTCAAGAAAACCCCGAGAAAAAATGGTCGTATTATTATTTAAGTAAGAATCTGAACATCACGTGGGATATTGTGAAAAACAATTTAGTTGAACCCTGGAGCTTTTATTGCCTTAGTATGAACCCCAACATCAATTGGGACATAGTTCAAGAACACCCAGAACACAATTGGAGCTATTATTATTTGGGAGAAAATCCGAACATCACTTGGGACATCGTGGAAGCAAACCCCCACATTCAGTGGTCGGAGATGACATTAAGTCGGAACCCCAACATTACCGACGAAATTGTGGAAAACAACCCATCCATTCGCTGGAATTTCAATCATCTAAGCGATAACCCCAATATTTCCATAGATATGGTATTACGCAACTTCAAACGAAAATGGAACTTTTGGAATGTAAGTAAAAACCCCAATATCATGTGGGAAGACATTAATAGTAACCCTTTTTTACCTTGGGCTAATCACTGCGTCAGTCGTAATCCAAATATCACTTGGAATACGATTGAAAATAACCCCGAACACCAATGGGATTTATGGGGGTTATGTGTTAATTCATTTACAAAAGACAAGGAAGCCTTTTTCATCGAGAAAGAACACGACTATTTCCAGAATTGGTACAAAAATTGTGTTTTTATCGAAGAATTTATGCGAATTCGGTTTCATCCGAAGCATTTTGACAATTTTGAAGACTGGGGGCACTAAGAACATTCACATCGTGCAGCATCATTTGGTATCTTTCTATTTCGCGATGGGCGTTCTCAATGAATACATCATCATCTACCCTTTTCAGTTTCTGCTCTTTTGCCCTTAATAATGCGACAACAACGGAATACAATTGTTGTCGCGTAGCACGTAACACATATAGTTCATTTAATTTCATATTATACAACTTGAACTGCTTTTTTGACTCCTTCGGATGGTTCTTGTACTTCATATGCCACATCCAAGCATACACCGCCAACTGTATAAAGTGTTCAATACTGGTCTCCGACGTACATTTCAACTCATATACCGATTCGTCTGTAATTAAATCTGCTCGACCACGCAACAATATCTTCTTTGGAAGCAACAACTCATTTCGCAGCTCATTATTGATTTCATTATGTACAACATCATCATCTTCTTCAATTATATTTACTTCTGTTTGTGGGCACTTTTCCATTTCATCTTTCAGAATATCGTGGAAATTCGCTTTACACTCGTCTATGATGGACGAATCTAACCAGTCATACCGGTCGATTTGCCGCAACCTCGATACCAACCGGTCTTCTATACTCTTCAATAAATTACAAGTCAGCAAATAATCCTGTATGGTCTCCAATTCTTTCGGTATTTCTTGTCGCTTTTCCAAGTAAATCGTCTTTTTGTTACGCTTATTACTGTCATCATTCAATAGAAAATCAATATACACTAATAATTGACTTGATTGCGACACATAGTCCGGGTGATCTTTCAAATAGGAATCGATACAATACGCGGGTATTGCATTCCCATTTATGTCACTTACCTCTTCAAAATACCCATCCCCCGCTTCCATAATTGTCGGAATCTCAAGTGGCTCCGTATTAAGGTCCTGCTTTTCATATACGGATTCTAATAATGGAGTCAAAAAATCTAATACCTCTTCGGGAATAAACCGTGTTAAGTCAGTAACCGGTTCGCGTTTGGGTCTACCATTGTTCTTGATTTCATTCTCTTCTTCGTCTGTTAACGGGGGAATATTTCGGGCATGACCTCTGAACTTGATATAGTCCTTCGTTTTCATTTGGTAATGATTTTGCTTCAAAAAAGGCAATGGACGCTTATATGCGAAATAACTATTGTCGTATTCTTCAAACAAATACAACCGTTCTGACGCCCGGGTTGCTCCCACATAAATCGTATTGGGACACAATGTTTTGTCACTCACCCGGTTATAAAAAATGAAGTAGCTATTATCACAACCCAGTAAAAATACCAGTTTGCGACC